CACTGCAAAGGCTAGAGGATTTATTCCTTCAAACTCTCCGCTGTCTGGTTGGGGTATGCCTACTCAAGGATCATGGGAAAGACTCCAATGGTCATCATCTGAGGCTAAGCGTGGCATTGGTTACAAGACAACACCTTCAAAGCCTAATTCTAAAGGCTTCCGCGCTTTGGCTAGAATTGTCAATGCTTCTGCCGCTGGTTCTATTTATGAATTAGCTGGCACAAAACATCCTCAAGGCCGAGAACAAGCACCTGTCTATAAAGTTGCAGTTGTTGGACATTCTAATTATGGAAAGAACATTAGATCAGGAACTAAAGATCAATCTCGAAGCAATAACCCTTATGCTGGAAAACAATTTATTGATGCAATAAATGAAACAGGCAGAATCGTAGATGCGTATCAACGCGGTCAAGGCCAAGCAGGTCGCGCATCTCGTAAATTTAGAGGTCGTGCAATCTTTAGAGCATGGGCAGAAGATGGTGGCAAAGCTAACCTTGCTGTTATTAAAGCCATTGAAACATCTGCTGCAAAACTTAATGCCACTGCTAAGGGTAGGAGATAATTATGGCTATAGCCACGATTGACATTGCAGCGGAATTTACGGGTAAAAAAGCATTCAAACAAGCTGAAACTGCAACCGACAAACTTAGCAAGGGAGTAAAAAATCTTGCTGGTGCTTTTGGCTTGGCCTTTGGTACAACTGCTGTACTAAACTATGCAAAGAAATCTGTCAGAGCTGCTGCCGATGACCAGAAGGCACAACAACAGTTAGCTCTAGCCTTAAAGAATGTTGGACTAGAGCGAGATGCTGCAAGCACTGAGCAGTACATCTCTAGTCTTGAGACTGAGTTCGGAATCCTTGATGATCTTCTTCGCCCTGCCTATCAAAAATTAGCAGTAGCAACACAAAACTCTGCTGAAAGTCAGAGACTACTTAACCTTGCTTTAGACATTTCGGCCTCAACTGGCAAGGATGTTGGCTCAGTAACTACAGCGCTTAGTCGTGCTTATTTAGGCAATAACACAGCTCTCACTCGCTTAGGCGTAGGACTTAGCAAGGCTGATCTAAAGAGTAAATCTTTCGAGGAAATTACGACACAATTAGCAGACACTTTTGCTGGCTCAGCATCTGCTTCTGCTAAGACATTTTCTGGTCAGTTAGCCATTCTTTCAGTAGGCGCAGCTAATGCTTCTGAGATTATCGGTACTGGTCTTATTGATGCTTTAACTAATCTAGGTGAGAACACATCTGCTGCTGACCTAGCAACTAACATGAAAGCCACAGCCGGCTACATAGCCGATGTTATTCGTGGTGTTGGAGTGCTAGGAAGCAAGTTAAACGACATTCCAATCTTAGGTGATTTCAATGTAGGCATGATTCCTATTCTAGGATCTTATCTTGAGATGCTACGCCAAGCAGGTAAAGTCAAGCCTGTCTATAATCCTAATGAGCATCAATCTAAGCGAGTTGCTACTGAAACAAAGATTACTAAACTTACTAAAGATCAGGCCAATAACCAAAAAAAGTTGCTAAGCACTCAGAAGCAGATTGCAGCTGAGAAGAAAAAGCAAGAAGCCCTAGATAAGGCTTCTCTATTATTGGCTCAAGGTCAGAAAGTTTTTGATGAAGAAGGCATCCAGTTAGCTGCTGCCGCACAGGGTAAGTTGACAGAAGAAGAAGCTGCTCGATTAGCATTAAAAAAGAACATCTATGACTTAGATGCTGCCATCAACGAAGGCAACCTAACAGCGGCAGCACAACTAGGCAATAGCATGGTTCTTAATGCTCAACGCTTAGCTGCACTTCGTACTGACATGGTTGGACTTAATGATGTGCCCAATCCTTTTTCAGGCTGGCTATTGACTATTCAGCAAATGGCTTATGAATTATCTCAAGCAGCCATGATTAAGCCTGTCTCAAATGCTTCTGTTTTCTTTACAGCTGAGCAGCAGGCAACAGCAGATAGATTGTCAGAGGCTACTGATAAAATCACTCGCAAGATTCAGGGTGATCTTGAAGATCGCATGAAAGCATTACAAGAGGCAAGAGAAAGAATTGAGCGCAAGATTAGCGTAGATACCATAGGCACTAACGCAACTCCATCATCTTATGGCATGGGTGGATCTATCGGTGGTGGTACATCTGTGATTGTAAATGTTGCCGGATCAGTTTCAACAGAGCGCGATCTAGTCTCAGCCATCACACAGGGTCTTTACGCACAACAGGCTTCAGGTACTCCAGTTAACTACAGTACGGTGTACTAATGGCATTACCAGCAACGCCAATTGTCAAGATAAATTTAACAGGTGGAGCCAGTTTTGGTTCTCCATTTGTGCTAGATACATCTGAACTTGATTTTGCTATTCTTGCGGAGCCGGGCACTGTAGTTATTGATGTATCTAATCTAGTTACTAAAATTGATACACGCAAAGCGCGTAACCTATTTCAGGATAAGTATTTAGCAGGTACAGCCACAGTTAGAATTATTGATCAAAATGGTGACTGGAATCCACAGAATACATCTAGCCCTTATTATCCTAATCTCGTACCTTTGCGCTCAATCATTATTGAGGCAGATTACGCAAGCACTGTTTATCCTATTTTTAAGGGTTACATTCAGGAATACCTTTACACTTACCCTACAGATCAAGAACTAGGTTATGTTGATTTAGTATGCTCAGATGCTTTTAGATTGGTGTTTAACTCTAATGTGACTACAGTCACAGGTGCCACAGCAGGTCAAGGCACTGGTACACGCATCGATAAGATCCTAGACACAATCGGCTGGCCTTCAAGCTCTCGGTCTATTATGACTGGTCAAACACTATGTCAGGCAGATCCGGCCACAACTCGCACAGCTTTAGCAGCCATTGAAACTGCTACCTTTACAGAGCAAGGAGCCTTTTACTTTGACAAGGCTGGCAACGCAGTATTCAAAGATCGAGATTTTGTCTATACATCATCTTCAGCAACACCTACAGTCTTTTCTAATGCCACTGGATCTACAGCGATTCCTTATGCTGGCATTACTTTTGCCCTAGATGATAAGACAATCGTGAATGAAGCCTCTGTCACACGCACAGGCGGTACTACTCAGACTGCCTCAAATCAAGACTCTATTGATAAATTCTTCCTTCATAGCATCACAGCTAATGAGATGCTTATGCAGACAGATGCAGAGGCTCTGGATCTTGCCTCTAATTTTGTCGCATCTCGTAAAGATACAACCCTAAGAATTGAAACTATTACCCTTGACCTAGTAACTCTGGGCTATTCAGCAGGGGTTACAGCTGCACTGGACTTGGACTACTTCGATCCTATGCAGATTACAAATGTGAATGTGGCAGGTACTACCATTGTCAAGACTCTTCAATGTCAAGGCATAGCCCACAGCATTACGCCTAACACATGGAAAACAACGCTTACAACACAGGAAAATGTCTTGGATGGCTTCATCCTTGACTCGACATTATACGGTATCCTTGACACATCCGTATTGGCTTACTAGGAGAAATAAATGGCAGCAGGATTAGGATTTAAGAACTTCTCAAGCGGTGAGGTTTTAACCGCCGCAGATGTTAATGGGTATTTGATGCAAGGTGTACTGGTTTTTGCCAGTGCTGCTGCTAGAGATGCTGCTATTACTTCTCCTCAAGAAGGACAATTTGCCTTTACAAAAGACACTAATGGATTGTGGTATTACGATGGTGCAGCATGGGTAGCATCAGGTGCAACAGGTGACATTGAAGGGGTAACAGCTGGAGTAGGTATTAGCGGTGGCGGTACTTCTGGCACTGTAACTGTTACAAACTCTATGGCAACAGCAATAGATGCTAAGGGTGATCTTGTTGCTGGTACAGGTGCAGATGCTTTTAGCCGTCTTGCGGTTGGTGCAAATGACACTGTGTTAACAGCCGATTCTACTGCTGCTACAGGATTAAAATGGGCAACACCTGCAAGTGGCAGCATGACTTTGATTTCTACAACTAGCCTTGCAAGTGGTTCGTCGGTGACTATAAGTTCAATTCCCGGAACGTATAAAAACCTTAGTTTAGTTATTCGTAATTTTTTCCCAAGCATGAACGGAACAAATCTGCGTCTTAGATTTAACGGCGACGCAAATTCACGTTATGCACAAGTACAAGGTTTTACAAATCTTGGCAATGCAACTGCAACATCAATGAACATTGCCGGTGGATCTTTAACTCAAATTGGTAATACTGCGGGTGAAAACAAAACTCTTATTGAAACAACAATTCCTGATTATGCAAACGCCGTCACAATCAAAGTGGTGCAAAGCGTATTTTATGGAAACAGTGGCACAAGCGGTGGTTTTGTTGGAACGCTTGGATTAGGTGGATATAATCAAACAACGGCGATAACCTCGATTGACCTTTTGCCTGATCAAGGTAATTTCAATGGTGGCAGCGCATTACTTTATGGAGTGAACTAATGACACAATCAACTAAACCAACAATTCGTATTCATAATGTTGAAACTGATGAAGTTATTGAACGCGAAATGAATGATGCTGAATTTGCTCAATACGAAAAAGATAGAAATGAATGGGCTGCCGAGCGAGCTGACAAACTTGCAAAAGAAAATGCCCGCCAAGAAATTCTGGATCGTTTGGGAATTACAGCAGATGAAGCGGCTATCCTTTTAGGGTAATGACTCCAAAATTAAGTAGAGCAGCGATACAACTTCGTGAGCAAATCGATGATGCCTTCGGCGATCGTGACAAGACATCAGATGGTTGGATCGGTGATACCCGACATGGTGCTCGTAAGTCTGATCACAATCCAGATGAGCAAGGCTGGGTTCGTGCCATCGACATCGATCGTGACTTATCAGGAAAAGCCAAGCCTGACCTCATGCCCGATCTTGTTGATCAGATTCGTGCCGCATGCAAAAAAGGATCCGAAAAGCGTATTGCTTACATTATTTTTGACGGGAAAATCTGCTCCCCTATTCTTAGGTGGAAGTGGCGCAAGTACACGGGGGCTAACAAACATAATCACCACGCACATTTCAGCTTTAAGAAAAAAGCTGACTTACGCGGTGAATTTTATCAAATACCTATGTTAGGCGGTCAAGCATGAATCTAAAGAATCCAGCAATCCTTGCAGCAGGAGCATTTCTAGCAGCATGGTCAGCAACCAATTTCGATTTAGACTACAGAGCTGTATTGTGGTCAGTACTATCAGGCGTGTTCGGATATGCCACACCTAAACGTTAATGATTGCGCAGGACATGGCGGTTCTTGCTGTTGC